CCGGCGGTTGCGTTTTGGTTTTTGAGGTCGTCTTCTCTTCCGTCTTCTCCAGAGAGGTGAGGTCCGGGTTCGCTACATCGATCAACCTTGCATTCAAACCAAACTCTACAGTCCCGCGAGTGAGGACTGGAGCATAGGCGGGGGGGCCTATGGGTTTCATGAATGTGGTGACGGCTGGCTTGCGGTACTGGTCGTACGGTTGCTGGGGTCCTACCACTTGGAAAGTGAGCAGGGGAGTAACCGTATTCGCAGTCTGGACTGGGATCGCATGCGGGAAAGCCTTGCACTGACATATTCTCTAAACCCGGTATACCCAAGGAGAGGAGCATAATCTGCATCTTCAACAATGAGCTTTCGTTCGGGAGTCAATCCGGCGTACCATTCTCTAGCCAACGCAACATAAGTGCAACCAGCTAAGGCGGTTCGAAAGAAAGTGTTATGATCCGTCGTTCCAGGTTGACCGCTAATGTTTCCCATAAGAGACTGAGAAACAGTTTTACCAATAACTGTAAAGTTAAAGATAATAGCATGAATCAGAAGAAAACGAGCTCTCCTATCTTCAATCGTCCAAGTACCGTGCTTTTGGTACCAGTGATCAACAGCTTCAAAAAAGCTGAAGAAAAACTGAGCGCCTAAAGTCGAATCAAAGCGCTTAACATCGGAAGAGAACCCAACACTTGAAGTATTGAGCATCTTCTTGACAATTGCATCCCAACCAGGACCCATCACTTCTATTCCAATAGCATGGCCCCACTTAAGGTGCGATGCATGGAAACTAGCAGTGAAGGCTCCAAAATACTTCCGATATAAATAACAGAAGTCAACTTGGGAAGCAGTTATCTCACGAGCGCCAACTCGGTTAATCTTGTCCAAAGCAAGAAGCTCATCCTTACCAAAACTACCAAAGAGAAAATACGGCATATTTCCTTGACGGAGATGTGAGTCTTTCTCTTCGACATGAAGTTCAAGTTCGTTCGAGGCAACATACTCGTCTTCGACAAAGTCGACAACGTGATGTTTACCACGAGCACCAGGCTTCTT